ATGATATTACCGTCCAGTCTATCGTAAATCTTACCGGAAGCCATAGCATTACGGAAACACAATTTGATTTCCTCCAATTTGAGATAATAGAATCTGTCTATTATTAGATCAGCGGTAAGTGCCACTTGAACATCATTCATCGTTTTTCCAACATTGAAAAAAGACACAAGCTCGTTAATCGCAATTACCAGTATGGCTCTTGCGCCAGCCAATGTGATTTCTTTTCTTATAACGGAGAGTGGTAGGTTAGGAGTGTTGAGAACAGCTTCTTTAATCGAACTTACGTGCAATCCCTTGTAATACTCCGCTTGCAAGGTCAGCAAGTCTTTCAACGCTTTCTTTTCGGTTGCCGGGAGATTGCTGTTGACTTGAATTAAGTTGTTTCCCATACTTGTTAAAATCATTATTAGACCATCTGACTAAACGTTTGGAAACTTCAAATGTACGTTCCTTCTCAAAGCGCATTTTCCGTCCTCCGCATTCAGTCCAATACTCGAAAAAGTCCTTCAACATATCATCAGGATATTTCCCTCTATACATGAGGACTTCACTTCTGAATTTGTCTTTCCTTGCAGAAAGAGAATCCTTATTCATATTCATCTTATGGCCTAATCCGGCCATGAATGCTTGTTCCAATGTTGCATCAGGATGATCCCGACACCACTGGGTTGCTAATTCTTCTGATTTCATTTGATTTATAATTTAGATAACCAATATTTCCATATTCGTGAGGCTACGTGCGCCATCATAACGGGTGGTACACTCATTCCACAGATATAATGTGGGGATTGGTTGAGGAAATGATAATCTTGTGGAAATGTGGATATATTACATACTTCTGACCGTGATAAATATATAGGCTGCTTAAAAGGAATAATTGAGTCTGCATGAGTTGTTAGGGTGTAGCTTACTTTGTTCTCATATAGATATTGTTGATTAAAAAAGCCTCGTTTTCCAGTTTGTTTCTTATAGGCCTCTGCCAAAGCAATATCTCCTGCCACTCTCTGCTCAAATAACTTTCTCATTTTTACACCAATAGGCTTTCCCTTGTAATCCGCATATTCCCCATAATATATTTCCGATTCATTAAATTCCATGTCGATGTATGGCTCAACATTGAAGAGGTCTGAAACTTTTAGGAAATGGACTCCCAAATCATGCCTGATACATATAAAGAATACACGTTCTCTTTTTTGAGGTACTCCCATTTTAGAAGCATCAAGAAGAAAATGCTGACAATAATAACCAGCTTCCTCAAAGTCTTTGTATATACGTCTGACATAATCAATCGCATTCCCTAAAAGAAGTCCTTTCACATTTTCAGCAATAACGACTTTAGGTTTTAAGCGTTTGGCAAGTGCAATAAAATCAAAAAAGAGCGTGTCTAAAACTTGTGTCTTTTGACCTTCCTTGAATTTCTTTTCTTTACCCCACGCATCTTCACGTAATCCCGACATGCTAAATGTACTGCAAGGTGGTGATCCGTCCAATATATCTAAATGGTACAGTTCCTCGGGAAGATTATTCCTTTTCACTAAATCACGAATATCTTCCAAATAACTATACTGGGGATGATGGTTTGTTTCATAGCATTTCATCATTCGTGGATCAATCTCATTACAGCCAATAACATCGTAACCTGCTATTTTGTAACCCATAGTAGAGCCACCGCCACATGCAAAACAAGAAAATACCTTTCCTTTATCTTTAGTAAAAACAGCATCTTCTAAAGACCAGCGATAAGGATAGAGATGTTGTGTATGGGGGGGGTAATTACATCTTTCATCATTCCACCTCCCATAATTCAGCTACTCTTTTGAACTCTTCATCAGCCGGAACCGGGCAATCTTTGATCCATTGCATATCTTTTACTTTCCATAACGAAAGGTCTGTGTTGTCAGGAATATGCTTTTTAATATCAGGAAAAAGATTGAGCCGAAGAGATTTACTTTCCATAAGTTCATCTTTGTAATCCAACAAAAAATTATTGGCCTCCAATAAACTATGAACATCATTAACAGAATGTGGAGTGTAAACAACTCCATCGAAGTATCTGATATAATTGGGGAGCATATCAGCCAGTGCCGTATATAGAAATAATTTTCCTTTATTGCCATAGGCCAATTTTTGAACGGTTTTGATACTTTCAGCCAAATTTGCCAGTTTTTCAGGAAACAAAAGTGGTTCTCCACCAGTTATCATGATCTCTTTGTAATTAAAGTGCTCAACAACTGGTAATTTTGAAAAATCCCATGAGTTGTTGCAACACATAGGACATTTGTTCGGACATTTGGTTGTAACCAATAGACGTAACTTTTCCATTTATAATGATATTGTTTGGGTGTATTTCAATTCTCCGGTATATCCACGTGCTTTCAATTCTGCGATAAGTTCCCGTGGAGAAAATTTTGCCAATTCAGGATTGGAATATATTTTCTTCAAATTCCCCCCCCCTCCCGGAGTTTTCTTACGGTTTCTGGCATAAACATTACCGCACTCTTTACAATATGTCTGCAATCCATCTTCGGTTGAAGCATTTTTCCAAAACTCACTGACCGGAAGTTCCCGGCCACATTTGCTACATTTTTTTAATTTTTCCATTATTCCTTTTCTTTAATTCTACCATATTCACATATTAGTAAAGCATCCGAAGTTGCCAATGTAACTTTTGCATACGGGAACAGCTGTTGGGCTTTCTTCTTTAAGATGTTTTTCCATTCTGTCTTACCCAATTTGTCTGTATTTCGTAATCCTATAGTTTTTTGCCAAGTTTGTGGAGATACTGTTACTGTCGGAATCCCACAAGCTATCAATCCCATAGTCAGCTGTCCGTAACCTTCTCCAAAAACAAAAGAGGCAGAAGCACTTTGTCCGGTCATGCCATTCACTCGTTCCAAATAACAAACGCTATTTTCTTTGTATATGGAGAGAAAATCTAATAAGTCTTTGGGAGTTGGTGGCATTTTGATACACTCCAATAATTTGTTATTCTCGGTGTCGTACACTACAATTCCACCGTTTTTGCCAACATCTATACCTATGATCCTTCGTTTCATAAATTATACTTTTTTGTTTATAAATCTTTTGAGCTTAATTACATCTTTCTTTCCAAGCCTTAGTGCTTCACTGGTCTTGATGTCAGAAGGTGAAGCTTTACAATTCTCGGTTATCCTTTCAAAATGTCGGATAAAGGATTTTAGGAAATAGTCGGGGATTTCAACTTTCATAATGATTGATTTATGTGGATAAGCCCGGACTCGAACCGGGAACTGTTGCAATCAGGATTTTCGTTTCTGCTTCCGTTTGTACGTATGTCAAGTGTTAATAGCATATTACCTGACTCGTGATGCTATTCGTGCATTTTTACCACAGAAACTAAGCGTCTTCCGATTTCGCCACTTATCCGTTTGCCTCTACAATAGAGGCATTTTACATGAACAAAAAGACTCTTTGTAGTATCTACCGTCGTGGAGCGTATGCAGCGTACTCGACTCGACTTGCAAAGAGAAGAAAAAAGGTGAGGCATGATAGTTCCCGGATAGGCGGTCAAGCCACACCGGGAGAAGCTGATTATTAATCGGGTTGATAATTATTATTTTAGGAATTTAGCAAAAGTCTTGATTGAGCCTTCATTATTACTTTTTAAAGAGGCCAATTCTGTATTTTTAGAAGTTAGTGTAGAAATAACAGATTTATTCTTTTCGATTTCTGCATCAATATCACTATTAAGTGTTTCCAAATCGGCTTTTGCTTGTGCAAATTGAGACAATATCGTATCTCTTCTTTGTTGAAATGTCAGCATATTATTTTGTCATTTTTAAAAATTCAGGAGCAATGCCATATAGAGGTGTCTTCCCGTCCCACTTGTCTATAAATTGTTTATATAAAATCTCACGGGTGAGTCCACGGGACGCAATTAAAGCTTGTTCTGTTTTTAGTTGCTCCAGTTCGTTTTGCTTCTTTTGTTCTTCAATCTTCTGATCAAGTACCGAAATATTAGTGTTTACCTCGTTACGGCTATCTATTTTATCGCGGACAGCTCTTGAAAATTCCAATTGTGCGGAGAAGGTCAACAACTGCAATCCCCGTTTCTCAAATTCTTTATCAACGATCTGTTCCAGTCTCTTTTCAAATACCAATGAACCACCGTCAGCCATCAGACTGTCTGTTTTATGTTTGCGACTTTCTTCTTTGATAAGATCATATATACGTGGCTCCAAAATATTATCTTCTAATGATTGCATAAAGCCATCTTTTCCCGATGGGGTGTCAGCCTTATCAATATGCTTGTTATCAAATACAATATCAATAGCCCTGTTTTTCATTACTTTATAAGAGTAAGTTGGCCGGGCTGTAAACTCTGTATTGTCGGCTGCCTTTAGTGTGACTGGATCAGAAAATTCTCCGCGCTGATCGAATAGCGGAACTTGAAAAAGCTCTGTGCCTAATTCCCATGTAGATACCTTACCGGCAACGATTTTAAAATCTTCTTTCCCTTGTTTGCCGTAGTTCTCCATAAGGACACCGGCATAATTGGGAGCAACTCTTTCGCATGAAGCAAACAAAACAACGGCAAATAGTGCCACAATCAAAAAATCAATCTTTCTTTTCATTTTCTACTTTTTTTTTAATGATATTATAAACTATAAATGCTACTGTCAGCATAATTATTGAAATTCCCAACCACGCATTTATGTGATTGAATACGCGGTTGCCAATGAAGAAAGCCGATACGACAAGTACCGGCTTCCAGTATTTCTTTACAGTCTTCATTGTTATTGTTCGATAATGGCAATATCCGGTGCCAATTTACGGATCAACAATAATTGCTCGTCAATGGCCTTGTTGCGTTCCTCTTCCACTATCACTTCTGCACCAGGGGAGCAAAGGGACAATCGAATATTACGCCCGTCCACATCTGCAATGATTTCCACTTCAATCTCTTCTGCAGGGCGACCTTTGAAAATCGGGACAATAAGATTGAATGAGGCCGGAAGATTGGAGTTGACAACTTGGCTGTAATTGTCAGTGCGACTACCGTTGTCTTGTCGGGAGTTTTCCACTTTTGAGTCAATGCTGGCTTTGAAGTTCTTCAAGACTGTTACCAGTTCCATGTTGTATTGTGCATCCTTGAAGAAGGCACGATTCATTTTGAAGAACTTTGAAAGCTGCACCGGTTCCCATGTCTTGCTTGTGTTAATACCAAATTCAAGAAACTTGGGATAGTATTTCAACTCACCTCTTACAGTAGCTTTATTCCTACTGTCAGTTTCATTGGTGACAAGTTTAAGTGTC